TTTAACTCGGAAGAGAATTTCAGTTGTTGGGGATGTGTTCTCTGCAAATTCAATTACTAGTAAAACTAGTGGTACTGAGATTAATAACATCTTTACCAACAGAACTTTCACACCTTCATCTGTAGTAAATAAACGAGATGGTATTCATCATTGGGTAGTGACAGACAGTACAGGACTTGAATACAAAGTTCATAACGAACCAACGGCCGAACTTACATCCAATCCACCTACAGCTGTAGCAGTTACTTACCAAGACCATGAGTATAATCTAAACGAAGAGAAGAGAAGTATTAAGATTATCAGACCTGCAGTAATCAATCAAGTTGTTACCGAATTTGAAGAATTGATGAGAAACTAATGAATACAGAAACCGCAGGTAAAATTTGGTTTGAAGCTATAGACCTTATAAATCAAGAAGGACAGGTCATTGATATTAAACAACTGGTGGTGCAATTTGATTTGTATGAGAGTATATACAATAAATTTGTAACAGCAAGAATGGTTATTGGTGATGGTATTAATCTACTTAAGAACTATAGAGTTAATGGTCAAGAGTTTATTCGTATTTCCTGTAAGATGGATGATGGTGAAAAAGTTTCGGATGCACCCTACTCAATAGACAAGACATTTCAGATTCATAAAATACATAATGTTAAGAGGAAGGGTGTACTAGAGGTATATGAAGTGGAGTTAGTTTCTCCAAGACAGTTCTACACACTAAGGTCAAGAATAAGTAGAAGTTATCGTGGAACTTATAATGATATCCTTGTGCATCTACTAACAAAGGAGGGGTCTTTTAAAGTAGATGAATTTGATTATGCACTTCCTACATCTCCTGAAGTACAATTCATTGTTCCAAACTGGACAATAGACAAGACAGTAGATTTTATATGTCAACAGGCAGACTCAACATCTGCAGAGGGTGATGGAGCTCCTGCATTTCATAGAGGGTTCTTCTTCTTCCAATCACTTAATGGTGGTTTTAGATTTATGGACATAGATGGGATGATGAAATTAGAACAACCTGCAACATTTACTTATGGTATTACACAAGACAAAGAAAATCCTAAAGATAAAAACTTTCAGATTATAGATTTTCACAACCCACAATTATTCGATACACTTGAGGGAACTAGGTCAGGGACATATTCAGGAAGACAGATGACTTATGACCCAATTCTAAAACTAGAGATGGAGACACATCACGATATAGGGGAAGTGTATAATAGAAAGAATCATTTAGGTCAGGCCCCGATGATTAGAACTACTTCAAAGACAAACGGGTTCTTTGAAACTACGAAAACAACTGGTTCAGTTGGTGACTCAATTGAATTGCAAACTACAGATGCAAACTATTCCCCCAATAAGTCTATTGGAAGTGCATTAAAGGTATCTACTAAGATGGTTCATGCACATAGTAATGCAAGTGAGTACACATCGGATGAAAGTATTGCATCTTATGATAGTGGAGCAGATACACCAGCTGGGTTTGAACGAAATGCAATGCATCAGATACTTGCACAACATAGACTTGAAGTCACCGTTCCATTCAGAACAGATTTAACTGTAGGAACAGTAGTAAATCTAATCATACCTTCAGGTGGTTCAGGACTCAACTCGGTTGATGATGGTTTGAACGACCATAGATACCTTATAATAGATTTAAGAGTTGCAGGTGACCCAACATCTCAAGAAGGTATTACTGTTATGGGTGTTTGTAAAGAATCTTATGCAAAACGGATTGAAGATGTTAATCCACTCTTGTTAAGAAAAATAGAGGGAAGAGAATAATGGAAACATTTTATGGTGTAGTTGAAGACAGACACGACCCTATGATGGTTGGAAGAGTACGAGTTCGTATTCATGGCCTGCATTCAGAAGAGAAGACTCAGATTTCAACACCCGACCTTCCATGGTCTACTGTAATTCTTCCTACAACCTCTGCAGGGTTAACAGGATTCGGAACACAACATGGTCTTGTGGAAGGTTCGAGTGTTTATGGATTCTTTAGAGATGGTACGAGTCAACAAGACCCTGTAATCACAGGAGTTGTTGCAGGTATTCCTGTTCAAGGATACAAGAAAGATGCAAATGGAAACCTTATAAAACGAAAGGTTACTATAGGATTCAGTGACCCAAGACGATTGACAACGAGTGAGTATACAGGAACCCCCGATGGTACCACACCCTCACACAACCCAAGAAGAACATATGGTCTCACTGCATCTTTAGAAGATGCACCTCAAATTCCTGATGAAAGAGAGACCCCGTTGAAGTTCGGCCCATGGAAGAAGGAAGAAAAGAACGGTATCACAGAGCCTACAAAGACTCAGGAAGACGATAAACCATATTACCCATATTATACTGATGCTCCTGATTATTCTCCTTACGCACGAGGTGAGGGAGACTACACCGATAGGGATTTTGGATTCAAAGGGTCGAACATGTCATATGTTTCTAAAGCAGACCCAAAATACCCGTACAACAAAACTGTGTTCACCGAATCAGGACACTTACTAGAGTTAGATGATACACTAGGTGCAGAAAGAGTTTCCGTTGCACATAGGTCAGGAACCTTTCATTCAATAGAACCCGATGGGTCTGAGATGACACGAATCGTCAATGACCGTTACACTGTAGTGTGCAAAAATGACGAAGTCTATATCGGTGGAAATGTTAATGTAAAAATAATGGGTAATGCCGATATCAAAACCTTTGGTGATGTAAATCTAAAAGGTTACGGAAAGGGAACACTAGACTTTACAAATGATGTAGAAATTAAAGCTGGTGGAAACATGACACTGTCATCAGCAAAAAAACTTAAACTCTCAGCACAAGTAATCGAATCATAATGTCTGTTAACCCATATCTTGGAGTAAAGGTTACGGCAGGAATGGTGGTGGCCGAGACAGCAAAGGCACTCACAATAGAACTACCTACTTCTCTACCATGTCCAACCGATGACATATTTTCAATACCAAAACTAGAAGACCTCTTAAAACCTCTACAAGAGATTGCACAACTTCCCGAGAAACTCGATGCCAAACTTGCATTGATGAAGAAGGAAAAGGAAGACGAGATAGTTGTCCTAGTGGAAAGGTTAAAGAACCCCGAATTAACCCAAGAAGAACGAACTGCAATTATAGAAGAGATAGAAATTGCAGAAGCCTATGTTGAGAATGTCTTGGGTGGTGAGTTGCTTGAACAAATTCGAGACATCCAAAAACAGATTGAAAAATATTTTGAAGGTTTGGAAAAACTCTTAAGTCCATTTTGGAAAAAGACTGAAGGTAAAAGAGACTGGCAACAAGAACTTGAAGATGCATTAGGGGACTTACTTGCAGAGTTTCATATCTACATCCCAGTTAAAGTTTCTGAAATAATACAAAAACTCATTCCACTGAATCTAACTATTCCTATTTTAGGATTAGAGATTGATATCATCAAATTGATAACCGACCCCAACTATAAGAAAGAGTTGGAGGACATGATTGCAGGAAAGAACTTTGTAACTCAGATAATTGCAAAGAAGAAACGACTTGCAGAAGTTAACGAAAGGTTATCAAAAGAAATATATGTTCTGAATACAGAAGAGATTGAAAAATTAGAGAAAGAGAAGACACAACTTGAGAAAGATATAACTGAACTTGGAGATTTGAGAACTGCATGGGTTGATAAATTTCTCCTATTGGTTCCTAAAAATGAAAGAGGGTTTGACGGAGAGTTATCAGAACTTGATAACGACCAAAAGGCAAAACTTATATGGAAGTATATTAAGAAAGAGATAAAGGAGTGGGTACTAAACCTACACATGAAGGCTTTTGAAAAACTTATTGGTATGTTTCAGGAAATATGGGATGCACTTGGATTACCAAGTTTACCATTATCTGAAATTGCAGAACTTCTGAAGATGGATGTCCCTGCATTGTTGGAGAAATTGAAAAAAACTCTGAAAGATAAGTTTATGACTACATCAATGAAAATTAAAGAAAGACTTGAGGATATTGAGGGAGAGTTAGCAGTTGCAGAACTTGATGGTAATGTCGAAGAAATTGAAAAGTTGAATATAGAGAAACGAGAACTAGAAGCCAAGTTACTTCTAGAGAAAGGAAAGTATCTAAGAGGATTAGAAGACCTTATATTAGGATTCGAGATACCAATTATAGGAATGACAATTGAGGAGATAATGGGTGGAGAAAATATCTCTACAAATAGTTCTATAGAAGACCGACTGAAGAAGTTTGAAGCAAAACTAGATGACTTCGTAAAGAACTGGCAACAAAAACTTCTCTTTGCATGGGTCAAATTAATTAAGAAATTTATACAAGCAATTGGACTGGGTGCATTGATAGATTTAATCCTATTAACTTTCTGTGATTTCTTGAAACTTATTGGTAATCCGTTTGCAATCATGATTACAATACCTAGTCTTGAAGGTATAATAGAATCGTCTACATACAAACCCAAGGTTCGGGTACCAAGTAAACTGGATGCAGAGTTGGACTCAAACCTATCAACTTCAGATGGAACTGAAGAGACCAATCTATTTGCCATCGAAGGGACGACTGGTGATTTAAAAGTGTTTATCAATGGTGTCAAACAAGTAGATAACTACACAGTGGTCGGAACTAACGTGATTATGGATACCATATTGGAAAAAGGTTTAGTAGTATGTGCAATCAAAGTGCCAACACCCTAACGAAGTTGTATAAATAGAACTATGGAATACACAAAATCAAAGACAGTTGTACAGACAGAGTATGCAGATATCGACTTGTTCTTTAAACCACATCCAATTACAGGAGATGTGAGTTTAAAGTATGATGATGCAGCTGTAAAAAGAAGTGTAAGAAATATAGTGCAAACTAATTTCAATGAAAGACCTTTTAAGCCAGGTCTTGGTTCAGGTGTAAGAGAGATGCTCTTTGAACTGAATACAGACAGACAAGTAAGACGACTTGCAGATTTTATTAAAGACAGTATAGAGACATTTGAACCAAGAGTCGATAATGTATTTGTACGATTACAATCTAAAAACAACTACTTAAATGTAGATGTAAATTATAGTATCATTCATGGACAGACGACAAACGCTGTGAAAGTAAAAATAACTAGGACACGATAATGGCAGAAATTAAAAGTTCATCAATTAATGTTACCGACTTAGACTTCGATAACATTGCAGATAATCTCAAGAACTATCTTAAAGGTCAGGATAAATTAAAAGACTACAACTTTGAAGGTTCCACACTTTCTATGTTGATTGACCTTATGAGTTATACTGCTCATATTAGTGCAGTGAACACAAACATTGCAGCGTCAGAATTGTTCTTAGACTCAGCACAAATGAGAAAGAACGTAGTGTCCCGTGCAAAAGATTTGGGTTTTACTCCTGCATCAGAAACAGCTGCTTCAGCACTATTAGACCTAACAATTAATAATGCAGTTAAAGCTGATGGTACTACTCCACCAGCATCAGAAATGATTCTTGCAAAGGGGTCAAGATTCCGAACAAACTTTGATGGAACCAATTTTGTGTTCACATCTACTTCATCTGTTACTCCTACTAAGAGTGGAACTTCCTTTACCTATTCGGGTATTAATATTGCCCAAGGTATTTTTGTTTCAGAACACTTTGTGTATGATTCACAGATTGCAAATCAGAAATTTGTTTTAGGTAATGAACGAGTTGACAGAGGTACTATGACTGTTTCAGTAAACAGTGGTGGTGTTCTCTCAACCTTTAGTAAGTCTACAAATGTATCTAATGTAAAATCCACATCTAAAGTATACTTTACTCAAGAAAATGAAGATGAGTTCACAGAAGTGTATTTTGGGGATGGTGTTTTAGGTTCAAAACTTCTTGATGGGGATATTATAACAGTACAATACATTCTTGTCAATGATACACATGCAAATGGTGCCTATATATTTTCACTGTTAAGTCTGATATCAGGTTATTCTGATACGACAATAACAACTAAGGAGAAAGCCTCGGGTGGTTCAGAGAAAGAAAGTATCTCGTCCATCAAGTTTAAAGCATCTAAATCATATTCATCTCAGAATAGATTAGTTACACTGAATGACTACAAAGCAAAATTACAAGAGTTCTATCCAAGTGCAGATGCACTTGCAATTTGGGGTGGGGAAGACAACGTACCACCCGAATATGGTAAAGTGTTTATTGCACTTAAACCTGCAAATGCAGATTACCTAACAGCTACCGAAAAAGCAGCTGTTGTAACATCTCTAAATAACCTTAACATGCTGACGGTTAGACCGATTATTGTGGATGCAGAGATTGTTAAAATTCTCATCAGTACTACATTTAAGTACGACCAAAAAGCAACAACTCTATCTAAAGGTGAACTAGAGACAATAGTGAAAAATTCAATCCTTAAATTTGACTCAACAAACTTGAATACTTTCGATAGTATCTTTAGACATTCTAATCTTGCTAAATCAATTGATGATTCAGAAGTTGCAGTTATATCTAACGTAACTAGAATTAGATTGAGAAAGAATATCTCAGTTATTCTAGGAGAACTCAAGAAGAAAGGATATAGTGTAGAGTTTGGAAATGGAATGTACCACCCCCATAATGGACACGCGTCTGCATCGGGTGGTGTTGTGAGTTCAACAGGTTTTAAAATAGTCGGAGATACGACTACAACATACTACTTCGATGAAAATGGAAGTGGTAATTTAAGAAGATATTATCTAGATGGTTCTACAAGGGTCTACAGTGATTCAACTGCAGGTACCATAGACTATACTAGTGGAAAAATAACCGTAAATGCTATTAACATTCTCTCTACAGTTAATGTTGATAACACGGTTGACTTCACCGTAATACCGAATAGTAACGATGTTGTTGCAACGAGAGGGAAACTAATCGATATAGATGCAAACAACATTTCAGTATCAGGTGAATTGGATACCATCGCAAGTGGTGATTCAAGTGCAGGTGTGGGATATAATTCTACATCTAGTTACAATTATTAGAATGTATAAAGTGGTCGGGAGTCCCCCGAATAGTTTTCCGTTAACTCGGATTTAATTAATAATTTTTCTAGGAGAAAAAAATGGCAGATAAAAAAATAAGTGCTTTGTCACAAATAGCAGATGCAGACATCGAAAGTGATGTATTGCTTCACATTGTTGATAACCCAAGTGCAACACCCATCAATAAAAGGATGACTGTTGGACAAATGTTTGAAAACATACCAACCCATCTTGCAGTAGATGATTTTACAACCTTAACAGTAACGAGTGCAGCTTTGAACACTACGTTTGGAACAGTATTAGACGTAGCAAACTTTGCATCGTCTCTAACTTTTACACTTGCAGATGGTACTGATAATGGTCAATTGAAGGTAATTTATGCATCTTCAGACCATGCATCTTACACTGCAACGGTTAACGTAACTAATGCATTGACTTCACATAACAGTATCGTATTTGATAATGGTGGTGAAGCAGTTCTATTAGTTTGGAACTCAACTGTTGGAAAATGGTTTGTTCTTGCTAACTATGGTGCGACAATTAGCTAATGTATAATGTAGATAAACTCAGTCATCGACTGCACGACCTCTTACCCGATTTCGTTCAACAAGAATCGCCTGAGTTTATCGCCTTCTTAGAAGCATACTTTGAGTTTCTAGAGAGTGAGATAATCACTCTCTCTTCTCAAACTGAGATAGAAGGTATTTTACATGAAGACGGTACAGGTTCTTTACTTTTAGAACCTGCAACCGTTTCCCCTTCCCCCGACCAAGACACTTCATATCTTCGTATAGAAGGTAACCAAGTTGATTCTGCAGGTAATATTCAATTCAATCCTTTTATAAAGGGTGAGTATGTTGTAGGGTCTAAGTCAAAGAGTGTTGCAGAGATTCGTGTAATCAATGGTAGTAGTTTCTTTGTGGAGACTATCCATGGGTCAGGATTTATTGCAGGGGAGACCATTACAGGAAGAAGTAGTGGACAGACAGGTGTTATTGGTGCCTACAAAGAGAATACTATTCTTGCCAATAATAGGTTGTTATCATATTCAGATATCGATAAGACTTCAGATGATTTCTTACAGTATTATCAGAATGATTTCATGCCTCAGATTAATCCTGGCGATACCCAAGACAGACGATTAATTATTAAACATATTAAAGAACTATACGAGAAAAAGGGAACAACAGCTTCCTTACAGTTCTTAATGAGAATTCTTTATGGTCAGGATGCAGAAGTTTACTATCCTATCGACCATACACTACATGTATCGGAATCTTCTTATGTAGAATACCGAAACATGGTTATATCATGTACACAACCACCAAGTCCAACTGATAAAATTACTGCATACAATGGTAGTGAAATATTAGCAGAGTGTGTTGTTGAAAATGTATATGCAGGTAAGACAACAGACGAGTACTTACTACAGATATCAGAAAGACATAGTGGTACATTTACTCAAGGAATGACGGTAACAGTCAGAAGTAGAAGTAATATACTTGATGTATTCACTGCAACTATTGTTGGTGTTATTTCAGGAATTGATTCGACTAGTTCGACAAATTCTAAAGGTGCATTATATACACTTAACGATAGAATTGACTTTACTGGAGATTCCGAGTCGGGAACAGTATACGATGTTGTTTCTGTTGTTGATGGTCTTACCACAGGTAATATAGATAAAATTTATATCGAAACCGAAGGTACAGGATATGTCGGTGGTGACTTGGTCATATTCGATAATAGAGATACTCATGGTGGTAATGCAATGGGTATTATCTCTGCAATTGGGTATAAGTACTTACTAGAGTCGGGAAGTGCAGATGGACATTTCTATTTCACTGCAACTGCAGGTCAAACTGCATTTACTGGTACTGATGACTACAGTCAAACACTAGAGTTCACAAAACAATGGAGAAGAGTCTTTGTTGATGGTATAGAACAAACTGAAGACGACTTTACAGTAACAACAAATACGATTACATTTAATTCGGGTTTAACTGTAGGACAGATAGTAGAAGTCTATACAGAAGAAGCTGATAATTTATTAACGGAAGATGGATTTCCAATACTACAAGAAACTGCAACCAACCCTAGTGCAGGAGTTGGTAACTCTGCAATAAGAAATGTTGAACTCATCAATAATGGTGGTGGTTATTTAACACTTCCACAATGTGCTCCAGGCGGTTACATCTATGTAACAGACACAACTGGATTTGTCGGTGGGGAAACTATAACAGGTACAACTTCGAGTGCAACTGCAAAAGTGGTTCTTGTAGAGAAAGATAAGAAACGACTTGTCTGTATGAGAGAAACAACCGATACAGGTATTTTTGTCGTTGGGGAGATAGTGACAGGTTCATCAACTGAAACAACCTCGACTACTACAGGTGTAGACATCTCTAATGGTAGTGGTGCATCACTAATTGCATCATCATCTACTATTGGTGGTATCGGTTCATTAAACATTCAAGATGTTGGTTCAGGATTCACAAAGAATGCAAAATTAAAATCTACATCTATCTCACCACTTCTATTTAAGAACATAACATATAGTGGTGACCCCTCGTTAAATCCAGGCAACACCATCACTGGTTCGACTTCGGGTGTAACTGCACAAGTTTACTATCTTGATTCAACAAGAAACATTCTTAAACTACAAGGTGCAACTGGAGACTTCTTACAAGAAGAGACAGTAACATTTACTGGTGGTTCATTAAAGGTAGTAGAATATAAAGCATTCAATGGTACAGGATTACTTGCTGGTGAAGCTCAAACTGGTAAGGGAGAAACAGGTGACTTTGGTGCCTTGGATTCTGCCGAACAGAAACTACATGATAATAGAATATATCAAACACATTCTTATGTAATTAGAATTGGTGAATCTATTAACAAGTGGAGAAGTGCAGTAAAAGACTTACTTCACCCTGCAGGACACATCTTCTTTGGTGAGGTTCAGGTATCGAACAACTTTGATACTAGTATGACTACACAATTCTTGCCCACTATCATCATTAATTCGGATGCCGCAACAGCTGCATCGATTGGTGCATCATTAGAATACAATAAGATAATCCGAGTTATTAACGAGTTCGGCCCTTATGTATACTTGGGAGATGCAGGAACACCTACTTATGGTGTCGATGCTATTGGTGGGGGTTCACTAAGTTCATACGCAGTCACAGGTGGTATTCAGAGAGGTAAGGGAACCGAATGGAATGACCCTGCAATCAGACAAAGACATGTCAATATCTTACAAATTAAATCAGTTGCAACTGCATCTGCACCCTCATTCTTTACCCACGATGGTAACACCACTACACTAAACATAGATTCTAATAATGGTTTTGAAAATCAGGACAGAGAAGAAACTATATTTGGGACAAGAGCTAGACCCGCAGATGTAGGTAGAGTGATTCAAATGTGGACACCTGAAGAAGAGAAATTGGTATTAGAAGATGGTGGTAACATCCTTCTAGAACCCGAAGTTAATCGTATGAGACTAGAACCTAAAGCTGATAGAATTTCAGTTCAAGATTTTGGTGGAGAAATGATTTACGAAGATGGTGACTTTATTGAACTAGAAGATGCAACAGAAACATTTGAAGAATATTATTTCACTACTGAAAGGTCTATGGAACCTACTGGTCAAAGACTGGTTATGGAAGATGGTGACATTTTAACAAGTGAAGATGGGGATTTATTCCTATTAGAAACGGGACAAGAAAACGGAGTTTATTCGTTTGCCCCATTAGGGACTACTTTAAGAAGTCTAAATATAATAACAGGACAAGACACATATAGAATATCAAAATATCTAAAAGATGAAACAGATGATGATGATATATTATTTGAAGATGGTCATGGAAACATACTTTTGGAAGAATGTGTATCTGAAGGGTTGAGGATTAGTGATTTAGAATCTGATATGCCCAACTTCTTTATACCACAATTTGAACAAAGACAACGAACTAGAACAAATTTTACATTTAGTGCGACGGTTAAGTCTGCATAGGTGTATAAATAGTATTATAAATATCTGAGGAGATTAAGAAAATGGCAGCAATTATTACAGAAAAGTTTCGAATCCACAATGCGAGACAATTTAAAGAGGATTTTGCAGATGCAACATCTTCCACATATCTATTCATAGGTAGACCTTATGTTTGGGATTCAACGGATACAATTCCTACACCAGCTAACTCTGTAAAAGAAGAAGTTGCAGCGTTCAATGACATGCTTGCAATGAAGAAAGTTGCATCAGGTGACGTATCTCATTCTATTCCTAGACGAAACTGGACTACAGGAACCACATACGAAGAGTATGCACATGATTACAGTGCATCAAACCTTTCACCTGTTACAAGTTCTAACAACTTATACGACACTACTTTCTACGTTATGTCCTCAGCATACAATGTTTACAAGTGTATCAGAACTGGAAGAAACAGTTCATATGTTAGACAACCTTCTACTGTTGAACCAACAGGAACAGCAATTGCACCAATCACAACTGCTGATGGTTACATTTGGAAATACATGTACTCTGTATCTGCCTCAGAAACAATTAAGTTCGTAACTAACGATTTTATCCCTTGTAAAACATTGGGTGCATTACAGAAAGTGCATGGTGACCTTGCAGCTATTGGTGCCGTTGGTAGTACAGATGGTTCTACACAATTTGCGTCAGAAGATGGTGCAGACACATATGAAGGTGCAATTTACCATGTTCGTGCAGACAACATAGGTTCAGGTTATACGTCAGGTACATATACTAATGTTCCTGTTGAAGGTGATGGAACTAGTGCAGTAGCAACAGTCGTTATCTCTTCAGGTGGAGTTGAATCCATCACTATGACTGCAAATGGAACCAATTACACATCAGGTACAATGAGAGTTGCAGCTGTTGGTGCTGGTAATGGTAACAATGATATGGTTCTTACACCAATCATCTCTCCATTACTTGGACATGGTGCAGACCCAGTCAATGAACTAGGTGCAAACTATGTCATCGTAAACTCTAGATTAGAGTTTGCAGAAGGTGGTGGTGATTTCCCAACAACTAATGACTTTAGAAGAATTGGACTTCTTCAAGACCCACAAAAAGTAGTCAGTGCAATTGCAGCTGATGCTACTCTTGCAACATATAAGAAGTTTACACTTTCAAGTGTATCGGGTGTTGTAGTAGATTCTATTTTATTGAATGCTGATGCAGACGGAGATAACATTGCAGTTGCAAGAGTTGTTTCAGTTGTAGGTTCAGTTGTCTCATACTTACCAATTCCAAATAGTTTTGGTGGATATGCAGATTTCTCTGTATCCGATAACATGTTTATTAGTGGAAGTGCATCATCTTTTGGAACAGTGTCGTCTTTAGACAGTACTTTCCCTGAAGCCCTTCCGAGAACAGGTAAGATTATCTATGTGGAAAATAGAGGTGCAGTATCAAGAGCAGCCGACCAAATAGAAGATATTAAACTTATTGTTCAAATGTAATTTTGTTTCTTAGGAAACATAACAAATAGAGTAAACTTATGCCAGAGAAGATTGACTTAAATATTTCGCCTTACTATGATGACTATGATGAATCTAAAAAGTTTCACAAAGTTTTATATCGTGCAGGTAGACCTCTTCAAGCAAGAGAACTAACACAATCCCAATCAATCATGCAGAACCAAATCGAAAGATTTGGTAATCATGTGTTTGAAGAGGGGTCTATTGTTAGTGGTGCTATTGCAGATATCGATATGGATATCTACTATGTGAAATGTTTAGCTGCAAACCCAGGCAGTGGTGCAGGTACATCAGAAACACATAGAGTTGCAACTCATGGGTTGCACGTTCAAGGAAAGACATCAGGTGTTGTTGCTAGAGTAATAACCTCAGTAGCTTCAACTGGAACAGATGAGTTAACTCTTTTAGTCAAGTTTATTAGACAGGGAACAACTGCAACTAATGACTATGCCTTCTCAGCAGGAGAGGTCTTAGAACCAGTCACTATTAGTTCAAGTGGTAGTATAACTGCAACATCATCAGGAAAAGAATTTACCATAGCTGCAACATCTGTTACACCAATTGGTAGGTCTTCGATTGCACACATAAGTGAAGGTATTATTTACACTCGTGGATTCTTTACAAAGGTAGACACTCAAGAATTGATACTTGAAAAGTATTCAGGTAAACCTTCGTACAGAATTGGTGTTCAAATTTCCGAAAATCTAATTTCATCTGCAGATGACACATCATTACTAGATAATGCAGCGGGTTCTTCTAATGAGAATGCTGGTGGTGCAGATAGACTTAAACTTTCGTTAACATTCACAAAAGTTTTACTTAGTTCGACAACAGATTCAGATTTTATAGAACTTGTTAGAGTCAACAATGGTATCATTGAACTTAAAATAGACAAGACAAGATACACTCAAGGTTTCAATAGTACACTTGCACGAAGAACATTCGATGCTAGTGGAGATTTTGTAACAAGACAATTCGTTCCTAATCTAAAAGAACATTTAAACAATGGTGTCAATGCAGGTTACTATTCTTCACTATATGGTGGTAATGAATCCAAGTTTATCATGCAGGTATCGCCAGGAAAAGCATATGTTAAAGGATATGAGATTGAAAAGATTGGAACTACTCCACTAACATTCAAGAAAGCTAGAAGTACAGAAGCACTAGTGGGTGCATCTACTCCTATCCGAATTGGTAACTTCATTAAACTTAAGAATGTACATAGTATGCCTGAGTTCGGTAACGAAACAGGTGGTGACTCACAGTCCCCATTCAACGAAGTTAAAATATTTGATGGTGTAATTGCATCAGCTGATGCAGGAGACCCAACTGCAGCTGGTAATCATATCGGTTATGCAAGAGTTAGAGGTTACGACTTTGTAGATAACTCTTCAAGTGCAACTGGACTAATATTTGCAAAGACTGGTAATGCACAACACAACTTATACATGTTTGATGTTAAGATGTTTACTAAACTACCTTATGGTTCAAAAACTGGAACATTCACAGCAGGTGATATAGTTACAGGTACGACAACAGGTGCAACAGGTATAGTACATAATGATGTCTCTAATAGTGCATTATATCTTCACGATGTTGTAGGAACATTTGCCGATGGTGAAGCTGTAACAACTTCAGGTGTAGGTACTGGTGCATTCACAATTGGTGCAGGTGTTAGAGGATATAACATTGACCGTGCAAGGTCAGTAACACAAGTATCAACTGCATCTAGAGAAACATTTACTGCAAACATTGTAACAGATTCAGATAAGATATTACTTGGAACAGTTAACTTCAATGGAACAACAGCCGTATCAGGTTTCGGAACCGATTTTAAAACCGAACTTAAAGAAGGTGACATCATTGTTGATGGTGCAGGTACAGAACATGTAGTGTCTAGTATTGCCAGTGCAATATCATTAACTCTAGATGGAAATAGTATAGAACCAACATATAGTGGTAATGCAACAAGAAGAAGAACTAAAGTATATCAACAAGATAGAACAGTAGGTATCTCTGCACTACCAAGAGATTGGATTTCAAACCATACGCCTGATGACCTTACAGTTAGAAGACAGAATACTGTTAGTGCAGGTTCAACTGGATTTGCAATAAGTGTCGGTTCGGGTGAAACATTCGGTGCAGTGAATAACGATAACTTCACAGTATCCGTTGCACAACAATCATCTGATGCAGGTAGAACACTTGTTAATGGTGATACATTAGACATTAATCAGTTTTCTGTTTCAGGAACAGGTACTTATACTTTCACAAGTGGAAGTTGGGATGCCCAAGATGCAGGTGCAATATTAAGAGTTTCATATACTGTTAAACAATCAAACCCTGCAAGAAAAACAAAGAATTTTAAATCAGGTAGAGTTGTAACAGTAACTACTGCATCATCATCTAATACACCTTATGGTAGAAATTACGATGACAAAGATATTACACTAGGTGTTGCAGATGCATACAAAGTACATGGTATCTATGAAGGAGTTGGTGGTTCAACACCAGTACCACCTTCACTCGTAATTAATGAGACAAATTCTACAAGTTTCACTAGTGGTGAAATTGTCATCGGAACAACATCAAGTGCAAGAGGAACAATTATTGCATATGGTGGTGATGATGCAACTTCATATATCTACTACACTGGTACTAATAGATTTGTTGCAGGTGAAGTTATCACTGGACAAACTTCAAGTGCTACAGGAACACTAACAAGTGTTGCAGTTGGTTCATCAGATATAACAAATAGATTCTTCTTTGACGATGGTCAGAGAGATGGGTTCTATGACATTGCAAGACTAACAAGAAAATCGGGGGAACCTGCACCAAGTAATGCAATTCTCGTAGTATTTGATTATTTTGCATCAGCTGGTGAAGGTAATTTCTATGACATTAATTCATATGATATCCCATATAAAGATATCCCAGTTTATACTGCAAACAAAGTAGACCTTGGTGGATTGGAACCTGATGGAACATATGAGTTATCAGACTCAATCGACTACAGACCAGTGGTTGGACAACTATTGACTAACACCAATTTCTCAAATGATACTGGTAGTAACAATGGTAGAACTGTTGCAGACCCAACAAACATCTCAACAGAGATATCATCTGCACCATTCCTATACACAGTTAGGGATTTTGGTTCTACAGGTTCAAGTAAAATAGATACACCAGTGAATGGTACATTCTCCGTAGGAGATATTTCATTCTATGTTGGTAGAATTGACAAAGTATTTTTACATAGAGAAGGTAGTTTCCAAATTGTTGAAGGAACATCTTCAATCACACCAACTAAACCAAAGGCTATTGACGATTCAATTGAATTATTTGAAGTCAGTATTCCTGCATATACAAAAGATTTAAAAACTGTAAAGGTAAGAGCTAAAGACCATAGAAGTTACACAATGAAAGATATTGGTAAAATTGCCAATAGAGTTGCAAACTTAGAAAGAGTCACTACATTATCTTTATTAGAAAAAGACACACAGTCACTTCAGATATTAGATTCTGATGGTTTTGATAGATTCAAGTCGGGGTTTGTTGTTGATTCATTTAAAGGACATGGTATCGGAGATGTTAGACATCCTGATTACAGATGTGCAGTGGACGCTAAAACTGGAACACTGAGACCACAATCATATCAAAACTTTATTGATTTAACACTTGACACAACCACAAGTTCCAACTATCAAAAGACAGGTGACTTAATAACATTACCATACACTAGTTATAACTATGTGTCTCAAGATAAAGCATCAAGAACTATTAATGTCAACCCATACAATGTATTTGCATTTATAGGAAATGTTAAACTAACTCCAGCAATCGATATTTGGAATGATTCTGAAAGACTTCCCGATGTAAGAGTTAATAGACAGGGTAATTTTGACGCTGTTCTTGCAGAAAATACAAACTCATTAGGTTCTGTTTGGAACTCATGGCAAACAACATTTGTCGGTGAACCAACAGTCGTATCCGAAGAAGTTACATCAACAACTGCAGGAAGATGGGAAGGTGACCCTACTCAAGGTGGAACATGGGTTGCTGGTGAACAGGTCACTAGAGAAATTACAGAAACACCCGAGACTCAGACTAGGTCGGGTATTAAAACTACTGTAGTTGAAGACTTTGTAGAAAACAGAAATGACCGAGTTGTCAGTGTTACAATTATCCCTTGGATTCGTTCAAGAGAAATAGAAATTGATGCAACTGAACTTAAACCAAATTCTAACCACTTCATTTTCTTTGATAATCAAGATGTCAACGCACACGTTAGACCACATAGTGCATCCTATTCACAAGATGGTGGGGTGACTGTAACATCAGGAATTAAAGCTGATGGTAATGGTAGGGTTCGTGCATACTTTACAATCCCTCAAACGGATTCAATGAGATTCCCTACAGGTCAAAGACAATTAAGAGTTACTTCGAGTTTATACAACCTATCAAATCCTGCGTCAAGTGGAAACGAGATTTATCAAGCTCAAGGTCTACTACAAGCATCACAAACTGAAATTACATCTACAAGAAATGGTAGAGTAATTAGAGAAAGTTTAGGAGAGAGTAAAGACACCGTAAGAAGAGGTGAAAGTCTTAACTCAACTCCGACTGATACAACTGCACCTGAGATACCAGTGGATACAACTCCACAAGAAACAATTCCCGACCCAGTTATTGCAGATTTTATTCCCGACTTATGGGAAGTAGAAGACTTTTGGTTTATTCCAGTTGAGTTTAATTGGAGAGACCCATTAGCACAATCATTCATAGTAGAGAAAAGTGGTGGTATGTTTGTAACAGGGGTAGATTTGTACTTTGAAACAAAGGATGATTCACTACCTGTAACAGTTGAATTAAGAAATATGGTCAATGGATATCCTGGCCAGAATGTTCTTCCCTTCTCAACTAAGACACTAACACCTGCTGAAATTAACACTTCAACTAATGGTTCAGCATTAACAACATTCACATTTGATTCACCAGTATTCTTAGAATCACAACAAGAATATTGTTTTGTTGTTCTATCTAACTCAGATAAGTACCACACATACATTTCTAGAATGGGTGAAAAGGATTTAATCACTTCACAAACAATTGCAGGACAACCATATGCAGGGTCATTATTCATGTCTCAGAATGCATCAACATGGACTGCAGAACAAACAGACGACCTCAAGTTTAATATTAAAGTTGCTAAATTCACAGCGAATGCCTCAGCGAATATTGCAACAGTTAACTTTGAGAATATTGAGTTACCAACCATTAAATTACAAAGTAACCCAATTCAGACATTTGTTGACCAAAGATATGTTAAAGTATATGCATACAACCATGGTATGTATGATAACTCATCACAGGTAATTCTTTCAGGGATTATTGGAGACAAGACAGGTGGTGTTCTAAATGTAGGAACACCTGCTAAACAAACAGGAACTACACCTGCAGACCAAACTTGGGGAACCGTATCATCACCTCTTACCACTACAACTAATGGAACTGGTACTGGTGCAACTGTTTCAATAACAGTCTCATCCAGTGGAACTGCATTTGCAGCCAAAGTTGTAGACTGTGGTAGTGGTTATAGTGCAAGTGATACTCTAACTGTAACTGATTTTGGTAGTGCAACTAATAGTTTTAATATTTCAATAGGTACTATTGAAGATACATTAGGTGGGTTCCCGATTAGTTTGTTGAATAGAACACATAGTGCTTTATCAAGTTATGAAATTGACTCATTCACTATCATACCTGAAGTTTCTGCTTCTGCCTTTTTTGGTGCGAGGGATTTAATTACAGGATTTACTGGAGATAATGGAACAGTCGGTGGAAGTTCAAACGTAACATCTACAAGAAATCTATACTTTGATGCATGTCATACACTAATACCAAATTTACAAGTAAAGGATACAAAAATAAGTGTAAACATTAAAGGTACTGGTATGAACACACCTGAAGGTTTCAGAAAAACTGTTGACTCAGTTTATGTTAAGAAGACCTCTTCAAAGTTTGTTACACTTAATGATAACAATTTCTTTGACAGTCCGACTATTATTGCAAGTGGTATCAACGAGTCGGGTAATATGAACTCTACTAAGTCATTCCAATTACAAGTTCAATTACAGACAAATTCAACAAACCTATCCCCAGTTATTGATACTGCATCGGTAGGTTTCTTAGGTATTACTAATAGAATCAATAATATCGATAGTGCAACAGGTAAGAAATATAATGGTACATCACTTAGTTCTACAGTCACAAGTTTAGGAAGTGGTACTACATTTGTACCATCAACAGCTGCAGACGGAGATAACAATGTATTCACATACTTGACTAAGAAGATTAATCTCAAGTCTCCTGCAACTTCCCTAAAAACCATCATGGATGTGTTCAGAGGTTCGGGTGCAGAAGTTAAGGTTCTATACAAAATATTAAAGAATGATGAATCAATCAGTTTTGATGATATTGGATGGACATATTTCAATACGAATGGAAGTCCTGATGAGACAGTAGAAGCTGATGGAAGAAACTTTAAAGAATACGAATTTACAGTCAATGACTTACCCGAGTTTAGTTCTTTTGCAATTAAGATTGTAGGTCAGTCCTACAATACAGGAGTTATACCTATGGTATCTAACTTCAGAACATTAGCACTTGCAACATAATATGGAAACTCTTGCAAAAGTTGAAGGACACACTGGAATATATCGTGATGAAGTTACTGGTGCAATTGTTAATACTGATATGAAGTCATTTCAGTATGCAAAGAATAGAAAGCAAAATTTTCTAAACCAAAAAAATGAGATAAATACATTAAAGAATGAAGTATCAGAAATGAAATCTATGCTTCAAACAATACTAGGAAAATTAAATGGCTAAGACAGTTGACCAACACAGTACTATAGAAGACTTTAGAAAAAGGTATAACGAACTTGCCACAGATGTGGGTGATGCTTCGGGAATACAAACTGCAGATAATAGTGTTGTAGATGCGATTAATACTCTAGACAGTAGGTCTTTCTATTTCCAAGAATTTGCATACACTGCGACTGCAGGTCAAACTGTATTTACTGGAAGTGACGGTAATAATGTCCTTCAAGTACGAAGAGAAAGATTACAAGTATTTAAAAATGGTGCATTATTACAAGAAGGTGATAACTATATTCTTGGTTCAGATAATGACCAAGGTATCGTAACATCTATAACATTAACATCGGGTGCAAGTCTTAATGACACTATAGTGTTCTTTGCATTCACTGGTTCATACTTAGGAGTTCTAGGTGGGTCAGGTGCTGGGTCAACATTCTTCACTGAAACAGCTGCAAATACAATATACAATACTAATGAAAGTGGTATCATCCTTCAGGGAGATGATGCATACACAACAGAATTAGAAAGTGGATACAACATACAACTTGCAGGTAGGACTTATGCTGAAGACGACCTAACCCTTGCAAGTGGTAAAGTAATCACCACACCTGAACTTGTTGCAACTACAGCTGATATCAATGGTGGTAGTGTTGATGGTGCAACCATTGGTGAGTCCTCAAGGTCAACTGGTAAGTTTACAGATGTAGACCTTAATGGGAACTTAACAGTTACAGGTACTACAGACTTAAATTCAAACCTTACAGTAGATGGTAACACAACATTAGGTAATGCCTCTAGTGATACAATCACATTAACAGGTCAGGTCAGCTCTCATTTAATACCAGTCACAGATGGAACATATAATCTAGGTACATCTTCGAAAGAATGGAATAATGCATTCTTTGATGGAACTGTAACTACAGATGCACTTGTTGCTGATACTGCAGACATTAATGGTGGTACAATAGACAGTGCAATAATCAATGGAACTTCAATCGGTGAGTCCTCAAGGTCAACTGGTAAGTTTACAAATGTAGACCTAAGTGGGAACTTGACTGTTACTGGTAATGCAACTATTAATGGTAACCTAACATTCGGTGATGCAGATACAGATAGTGTTGCTTTCAACGCAGATGTTAATTCACATTTAATCCCAAACATAGATGGAACATATAATCTAGGTACATCTTCAAAGGAATGGAATAATGCATACTTTGATGGAACAGTGACTACAGATGCACTTGTTGCCAATACAGCAGATATCAATGGTGGTAGTGTTGATGGTACAACAATCGGTGCAGCTGTTGCTTCAACAATACTTGGTACAACAATTGGTGGTACAACAATTACTGCAAGTACAGGTTTTAGTGGTAATTTAACAGGAAACGTAACAGGAAACGTAACAGGTGATATTAAAAATGCCTCTAGTGCATTAGTATTAGATGTTTCAAGTGGTGCATTAACTGGTTCTGTATCAAGTATATCAAATCATAATACAGATAGTTTATCAGAAGGTTCTACCAATTTATACTTCACAAATTCAAGAGCTGATGCTCGTGCAGATGTGCAGATTGGACAAGCAAATATTCAAGACCTTTCTAATGTCACAATAACAACCCCTGCAAGTGGTAACTTGTTAGCATATAATGGTTCTGCGTGGGTCAACACTGCACCTAGTACAACAGATACAATATCTGAAGGTTCATCTAACCTATGGTACACAGATGAGAGAGCTCAAGATGCAACTGCAGCTGCATTAAACCATAGTAACCACACCAATGTGACCGTTGCATATGTAGATGCATCTAATGAGATTAGACTTTCAGCTGCAAGTGCAGAAAACATATTCCAAACCGTTGCTTCCGATAGTGGAAATGCAGTTGCAGACGCAACAAGTGACACACTTACAATTACAGGTGGGACAGGATTAGAGACTTCAGTATCAGGTGATACTTTAACAATTGACCATACATCAACTGGTGCAGCTACTGTAAACAATAGTGGTGCAACAGTAATACAAGACTTGACAATCGATGGTCAGGGTCACCTTACAGGTGTAAATTCTCATACTTTGACACTTGCCAACTTAGGTTATGGTGGTGCTACAGACGCAAACAACTACACATTTTCTATTAAAGAAGATGGTGGAAGTGCATATGCAATTACATCGGGTAGTGCAGTAGACTTTAGAGGTGCAGGTTCAGTTTCAGTATCAAGGTCAAGTGGAATTGTAACATTTACTGGAACAGATACCAATACTTGGAGACCTATTCACGATAGTCCAGCTGACGGTGCAACAACTACATCAATCAGTAGTAACTGGGCATTTGATAATGTTAAAACAGCAGTACCAGCAAGTGCATTGTTTACAGATACTAACACAACCAATTTCAACATTCAAGCAAATAGTGGTGCAACAACAAATATAAGTGCTGGTGAAACGATGAATTTCGTAAATGGTACTGATATTAATATTACCCGCTCAGGAAATGCATTTACAGTCAACAGTACAGGTTCAAATGCAGCCATAACTAGTAATGGTTCAACACCATCTCTTGCATCGGGTATTACTGGTGCAGAAGTTAGGTCACTAATTGGTGCAGGAACAAGTTCATCAGACACTACATATTCTGTTGGTGACGGTGGATTAACTCAAAAGAACTTTACAAGTACTCTAAAGACCAAACTAGATAGTGTTGACAGTAATGCAACATTAGGGTTCAATGCCATTTATGGATATAATGGTAATGTTGGTAGTGGTTTTGTTATGTCGATGGGTGCATCGACAAGTAACAAATCTCTATATGTTCAAGCTGGAACTGGTATATCTCTTAGTGAGGTCACCAACTTTGGTGGTACTGGTAAAGATGCATTAAAAATTACCAACACGGTTGTTAATACAGATACCAATACAGTAACATCAGTTGGTGCAAATAACACAGGTTTATCTACTGGTAACATTTATATAAATGGTAGTGGTGCAACATCAATATCAAAATCAGGTGGAACAATTACAATCAATTCTACTGATACCAATACTGATACCAACACAACTTATACAGCTGGAACAGGAATGTCCTTAAGTGGAACTACATTCAACTGTAATGTTGTCAATACAGACACTAACACAACTTATACAGCTGGAACAGGATTGACTTTAGTTGGTACTCAGTTTAGAAATACAGTTGTCAATACAGATACCAACACAACATATTCTGCTGGTAATGGTATGTCTCTAAGTGGAACACAATTCCTAATGAGTGGTTCATATAGTGGTACATTTACCGCTTCCACTCTTCATTCAAGTGGTGATGTTATTGCATACTACTCAGATGAAAGACTAAAAGATTTCGAAGGAACAATACCAAATGCATTAGATAAAGTATCTCAGTTGAATGGTTACTACTTTACTGCAAATGAAACTGCAAAAGAATTGGGATTCGATAATGACCAAAGACAAGTTGGTGTTTCTGCACAAGAAGTAGAAGCAATTATGCCAGAGATTATTAAATCTGCACCTATCAATGAAGAACATGGAACAGATTATAAAACTGTTCAATATGAAAAACTCGTTCCCTTATTAATAGAAGCTATTAAAGAGTTGAAAGGGGAGATTGAGGAATTAAAGGGGAATAAATAATGGGTCTTCCTGAAATTGGTACAAAGAGTTATCTCAACATGGGTGCCCTTGCCGATGAATTCGGTCAAGCACGTTCTAACGTCTCATTAACAAGTTTTCATAAAGATGCAGCTAATTTGTATCGGCCAGCAAATGCTGGGTTGTCCATAACCGAAGCGAACTGTTCTCGTGAGGGTGCTGAGTACGATGGTGCAATTAATGGAAGTGCGGCAGGAATTCCACTCGTATTACCACAACATACAAAATCTCGTCTAAGGACTAGTTCAACTGGAACCCCATCAATTGTTCGCAATATTCCATCAACAGTAAATACTCAAATTAAGTTAGGTGATTTTGTTGGTGTGTCTAATGGTAACCCTCTTGTTACAGATGCATGTGGACAAACCCCAACTAACAGAATATTTAATTCAGGTAGAACAGGAAGTGCCTATAGAACAAATTCTAGTGGTAGGTTCAAAAATGTAACTGGTTCACAGATTGCAGGTACTTGGAAAGCTACAACAAGTAATACATGGACAACGATGAATTTAGGTACAGTATGTGCAGCTGGAGATGTAATTGTAATGCTGGTATCTACTAGTGGTGGAACATTATATGCACCAACGGTTGCAAGTGGTAGTTATCAAGCTGCAAAATTCCGTAGGATTTCTAAAAATGGTGGTTCTCAGATAGACAATAACTGGACGAATCATCTACATAGAAAATCGGAAGCAGGAACCGATACTTGGGCTGCCTGTCAGTCTATGGTGTGTACAGGTGATGAGAATCAGGTTCAATATTATGCCCATATGAGTTCGAGTCAACCCGTATTAATGCATTTCTTTGTTCTCAAAGGCCCTGTCAGTGGGGTTATATGTACTGCTATTA